CGCGCCGCCCTGCGGACGGAGGACAGCGCCAGGGCGCTGTCCAGAGCCGTCCAGCGGGACGCCCGGCGCTATGACGGCGGGTTTAACATATATTGACGGAAGGCCGGTCCGCCGGGGCGGAGGACCGCTCCGGCGGACCGGCGAGAGGAGGGGTGCGGCGTGCGCTTGACGCCGATGCGGTTCAAAAATTTCACATGGCCCCATAACCCGGAGGTCTATACGGTCGAATACCGGCGGCGGATCGCCGTCCATCAGGTGCCCTTTGGACGGTGCGTCATGCAGGAGCTGGGCGGGACCTACCGGGTGCTGAAGGGCGAGGGCGTATTCACGGGCGGAAACGCCTATGGACTGTTCAATATGCTGGCGGAGGTCTTTCAGGAGGAGGGGCCGGGACTGCTGGTCCACCCGGTGTGGCGGACGGAGCGGGCTTATTTCGCCTCCTTGGAGGTGGAGGAGGAGCCGCTGCCGGATTTTGTGCGCTACCGCTTTGAGTTTTGGGAGGATTGGGGCGGCTATGACAGCGCCCTGAAGAATCTCACGGCGGGAAACGGCGGCGCTTTGGACGGCGGACAGGCGGCGTCCGCCGCGCAGAGCCCAAAGGTCCACACCGTCCGCAAGGGCGACACCCTCTGGGGCATCGCCAGGCAGTACGGCGTGGAGCTGGCGGCGCTGATCCGGGCCAACCCCCGGATCAAAAACCCGAACCTGATCTACCCGGGAGAGGCGGTGAATATTCCGTGACCGGAAAACTCTACACCGCGGAGCGTCAGATTTACGAGCTGCCGCCGCTGCTGAGCTGGCGGGTGACCCACACGGGGACGGTGCCCTGCGACAGCTTCAGCGTCACCTTCGTCTATCAGAAGGAGATGGCCCGAACGCTGAAAATGGCGGCGGGTTTCACGGCGGAGGAGGGCGGAAAGGTCATGCTCCGGGCCGTTGTGGACGAGTACACGGTGAATCTGGACGGCGGCGGACTGACGGCCACCGTCAGCGGGCGAGGGTACGCCGCCCGTCTGCTGGACAACGAGTCGCGGCCCGTCACCTACGAGAGCGCTACGCTGTCGGAGATCATCAGCAACCACGTGACGCCCTGCGGCGTAAGCTGCGGGAAAATACCGGACATCCGGGCGGAGTCTGTCTACACCGTGGCGGCGGGGGTCAGTCAATGGAAAGCGGTGGAGAATTTCTGCCGGACCTACGGCGGTTTTTGTCCCCGGTTCTCCCCGGAGGGAGAGCTGCTGGCGGAACCGGAAACACCGGGCCGGACCATCTCTATCGGCGAAACAACCCCGGTGCTGGCCTGCGCCCTGCGGGAGGACCGCTACGGCGTGCTGACGGAGGCCCTGGTGATCGACAAGACCCAGGGCAGGTCGTTCTCGGTGAAAAACCAGGAGCTGATCGACAGGGGCGGACAGTGCCGCCGGGTGATCTACACGCCGGGACAGAGCACCTGGGCCGCCATGCGGTACACGGGAGAGTACCAGATCGAACGCTCCAGGGAGGACCAGTGGAGCCTGGAGGCGGCGCTGCCGGGGAGTTTTTTGGCCTTTCCGGGGGACCGGGCGGAGGTCTCCCTGGAGCGGATGGGACTCAGCGGGACTTTCCGCGTGGCGGAGGCGGAGAACAGCTTCGACTGCCAAAACGGGGCGGTGGCGACGCTGACCCTGAGACCCGCATGAAAAATTGGGGAGGGGAGCATTATGTGGCTTTCAAAACAACTGAAACCCGTGACGGCCGCGGCCGGCGCGGATCTGGGGGTGACCACCATCAGCGGAAGGCGGGTGGGCGTCGTGACGCGGGGAGAGGTCCGAGACCTGCCGGTATACGGCCCCGGCGGCTACCTGTGGACTCCGGCGGGCGGCGCGGAGGTGCTGGTGGTAAAGGGCGGTCCCGGCGGCGAAGAGCAGTGTGTGGCCGGTACGCTGCCCCTGGGAGCGCCGGAGCAGGTCTCTCCGGGAGAGGTCTGCATCTACGGCCCCGGCGGGAATTCGGTTTACCTGCGGCAGGACGGCAGCGTCACCATCACCGGGACCAGCGTCTCCATTTCCGGGCCGTTGACCGTCAACGGCCTGCCCTATACGCCCTGTACGTGCTGAGGGGGCGGAACGATGGAGCTGGAACTGAAAAACGGGGATTACATCGCCGACGGCGTGGGCGGCCTGCGCAGGGTCCAGGGCCGGGAGGCCCTCCTGCAGCGGGTCCTCTTCCGCCTGACCGCCAGGAGGGGAACGTTCCCCTTCTGGGAGAGCCTGGGAAGCCGGCTGTGGGAGCTGGGAAGGCTCCCCGCTCCGGAGCGGGAAGCCGCCGCCCGGCAGTATGTGGCGGAAGCGCTGGCGGAGGAGCCGGTAACGGTGGAGTCCGTCACGCTGGAACAGGGGCGGGACGGAACGGCGTCTGTGACGGCGCGGCTGCGCTATGAGGGAGAGACGCTTCCGGTGACGGCAGCGGTCCTGACCTGACGGGGAAAGAGGGGGAGAGAATTTGCGGAGTGTTGAGGCAATTTATGAGAAGCTGCTGGCGGCCTTCGGAGAGCGGGCGGGCTTCACGCCGGAGGCGGGCTGCGACCTGGCTGTCCGGCTGTGGGCCGCGGCGGCGGAGCTCCAGGCGCTGGAGATCCAGGCGGACTGGGTGCTGGACCAGAGCTTCCCGCAGACGGCCCAGGGCGTTTACCTGGACCGGCACGGGACCATGCGGGGGCTGAAGCGGCTGAAAGCCACCCGGTCCGGAGGCGTGCTGCGCTTTTCCGTGGAGACGGCCTCCGCCATGGATATCACCATCCAGGCGGGGACGGTGTGCATGACGGAGGACGAGGTGCGGGTCCAGACCATGGAGGACGTGGTGCTTCGAGCGGGGACGCTGTACGCGGACGCGCCCGCCGAGGCCGTGGAGGCCGGGACGGGGGGCAATGTGGTGCCGGGCGCGGTGCGGTTTTTGACGGCCTGCCCCCTGGCGGTGACAGCGGTGACAAATCCCAACGCCTTTACCGGCGGCGCCGATGAGGAGGATGATGAGGCCTTCCGGGCCCGCATCCTCGAAAGCTATCAGCGTCTGCCCAACGGCGCCAACGCGGCCTGGTATGAGACCACGGCCATGAGCTACCCCGGCGTGACGGCGGCCAAGGCCGTGGGCCGGGCGGAGGGGCCGGGGACGGTGAACGTCTATGTCACCGGGGAGAACGGCCTGCCGGACGAGGCGCTCCTGGCGGGACTGGGAGCGGAGCTTCAGGAAAAACGGGAGATCGCGGTGACTGTGAAGGTCCTGGCTCCCACGGCGAAGACCGTGGACGTGGCGGTGGCGGTAGCTCCGAAAGAGGGCGCGGAGAAAGAGGCCGTGCTGGAGGCCGCCCGGCGGGCTGTCACGGACTTTTTCAGCGGGCGGCTGCTGGGCAGGACGGTGCGGCTGGCGGAGCTTGGAAACCGGATCTACGGACTGGAAGGCGTGGAGAACTATCGCTTCGCCGCCCCGGCGGAGGATATCCCGGCGGACAGCACGGTGCTGCCGGTGCTTGGAACGCTGAGCGTGACGGAACTGACGGAGGCGTAGGATGTACGAGGAATATCTGCGGGCGCTGCTGGGCCCACTGGGCGTCTACCGGCTGGACCGGGACTCCCTCAGCGGGGCGGAGCTCTACGCCCTGGGCAAGGGCCTGGACTTCGCGGCGGACCGGCTGGACGCGGTGGAGCGGGAGAGCGTCACCGCCACGGCGGAGGACGAGGGCCTCCGCCGCCGGGAGGCGCTGTTTCTCCGCCGCCCCGCCGCCGTCACGTTAAAAGAGCGCAGAGCGGCGATAGCCGCCCTGCTTCAGATAGACGGAGACAGCCTGACGCCGGAGGCCATCGACCGGACCATCCGGGGCTGCGGCATCCGGGCCCAGGCCGTCGAGATTGGGACGAACAAGCTTCAGGTGTCCTTCCCCGAAACGGCGGGCGTCCCGGCGGAGTTCGAGCAGATCAAGAAGATCATCATGGACATTCTGCCCTGCCATCTGGATGTGGAATTTTATTTCCGGCAGCTCACCTGGGAGGAGTGCGGACGGGCGGGGTACACCTGGGAATTTGTGGAATCCCAGGGCTACGACTGGAATGGCTTTCAGCTGGCGGTGCCTCCGGCGCCGGAGG